TGGCAATGCTGACAAGGCTCGTGCCAGCCTGCGTCTGCGTGGCAAACACCGCCGTCTGTGCTTGCAGCACCGGCACCACCAACCACCACGAAGTACCCTCTCGCCCGACAATGCAGTTCTCAGCCACTGAGTGATTGTGCGTGATAGGCCAGGATAGATTCGTGACGCTGGCCGTTGCCGTCGGTGCGTACTTGAACGTGACTACCTTGCTGGCGTTGATCGCCCAGGAGCCCGTGAATGTCGCGGCCCGCACCTGCTTGGGCATCCGCTCAGGAAAGCGAGCCTCAAACGTCAGCGGCTTGCCCTGTGGCGTCGCCAGCTCTGCGGAACGCACCACGTCTGCGATCCGCTCAGCGGACTCCAGCGTGAACTGCACGGCGTCTCGCGGCTTGCGTGCCATTACGATGGGGGCGTGCCGAAGAGCGTCGTAAAGTTAGCCGACGGGTTCACTCGACGATTGAGAATGTCTGGCCTGCCGGACGCTTGCTGCTGCCCGCTTGAGAGCGGCATCGGCGTCGGGCTTGCTATCCATTCGGCGTTCTTGTCGTCGAACACCATGCAACGCCGTTTCTCGCCACCCAGAAGAAAGTTCCAGCCTACGTCAGGGATTAGCAGCACCCAACCCGTTTGCCTGTACTGAAGTTTCCACTCGGCCGCCCAAAACTTGTACTTGGTTGCGGCGACAACTTCAGTCGTTTGGGTCACGTTGCCGCCCGACATCTTCCAGCCGTAGAGTCCTGCACCTAGGTAGGACGCGTCGTTGACTGAGTTAATGGCAGCGATCTGCGACGATGGGAAGGCGAGGTAGTTCTTCTTTACCGTCGCGGTGATCATGCTTTCGTCAGTGACGAGCCCCTGCAGGTAGTCGTTCGCACTGTTGACCAGCGACCTTGGGTCATCGTTGGTAGCACCGTCGTAGTACCTGAGGGCGGCGATCTGGCTTGGCTGTCCTTCAAACGTCCACACTGCCGCACGGTCGTACGGGACAAGAATCTCTTCGGGGTCTGTGATGCCGTACTCGGCAATGACTTCGACGTGGTATGGCGAGTCGTTGAATCGTTCGTTGATTGTGTACTTGCGAAGACTGTAGGCCGAAATCGTCGGATGGGCAGTGCCGTATCCGCCGGAGCCACAAACGGTTGTAATGTCTGTTTCGGTCGGCGGGTTGTTCGCCAACGTGTCATCGCTTAACACAACCGCAAAGCGGCGAATGGCACGAGGTGCTTCGCCAATCCCTTCCTCGACTGTGCGTGCCAGTTCAATGGCAGATACGACGCTCACTGATTGAATCCTCCGACGCGGGCTGCACCGACAATGGCGACCGGCTGGTTGAAGTAGTTTGCAGCCGCCTGGCCGATGCCGAGGGCGATCTTCTCAAGGAACTTGGTTTGGAGTCGGGCCTGGATCATGGCCGGGTCTTGAGCCGATGCGGCCAGGTCAGTCACCAGCGTGGCACCCTCGACGGTGCGGATATCGGTGGCCTTGATGGACTGCTGGCCCAGCGTATTCAGTTTGCGGATTCGCTCTTCCTGGCGGGCGGCCTCGGCCTCGATGGCTTTGCGTCGCTCCTCTTGGATACGGGCCTGCTCTTGGGCGTAGGCTTGCTGAGCTTGTTGCTGCTGTTGAGCAAACGCCTCCTGGGCTTTTAACTGCTGGTCAGCGTAGGCTTGCTGTTCAGCGATTGCTTTCTCTTGCAGCGACTTCTCAAGGGCTACGCGATCCTCGGCCGCCTGGGCCCGAGTCTTCTCCGCCTCTTCAATATTCTTGATCTCGTTGTTGAACAAGTCTTGCTGGCGTTGCACCTCTTGGTTGAACGCCTCTTGGTTCAAGATCCCAGCCTGTGCCTGCTCCTGGGCGGCGGCAATACCTTCCTGCAGCCGCACGGCAGCATCAAACCCGGCCTGGCCGAACTGCTGAGACTTGGCGATCAGGCCGTCAATGCCGCTATCGACAGCAGCGAACGCTGCCTGAAAGCCTTGGCCGAATCCCTGCTCTAGTGCCTGCTGCTGGTCCTCGAGCTTGGCCTGAAGTTGGTCGAGTTCTGCCTGACGTGCAACGGCTTCGTCGGCCTGTGCTTGGTTGTCGTCGGCACGGGCTGCGGCCAGCTGCTCCGACACACGGGCCTGCTCACGCTCGACGGCCAGCAAGTCCTGCTCTAGGCGTGACGCCTCCTCGTTCGTTTGCAGGAGTTGGTCAAGCCTCTTGCGGTCGGCGTCTACCTGAGCCTCAGCGGCGTCGGTAGCGGCCTGGCGGTTCTGCTTCTCCTTGACGAGCTCAGCGTTTAGGTTCTCCATGAAGCCGTTCATGATCTCGATCTGGTCAGCAGTTAGATTGCCTTCGGCTGCCATCTGAGAGAACGTTGTCAGCGTGGCCTGGGACTGCTGAAGGAATACAGACGAGCCGCCCTCGGCGGTGGACAAGAACTGGTCGAGGTCTGCGGTGGCTGACGCTAGGTCGGCCTGGACTTGAACCTCCGGCAGGCGGGCGTTCTCAATCTCTGACCGCAGCCCACGAATGAACTCTTGGCCCGCACCTTGGCCTGCGGCCTCAGCGTCGCCGCCGCCAGTGAAGATGCTGTTAAAGGTGTTGGCCGCGTTTGTCGCAGCGGCCTCCATCTCGGCCGCGTTCTTTTTTGCAGACGCCTCAGATGCCGCAGCTAGGCCGGCCCCGAACTGCTCGAGGTCACTGCTGACGTAGCTGCCGAGAGCCTCAACGATTTTGCCGAACCCCATCAGCAGAACGTCGATGCCGATCTGGATCGCATTAAACGCAACCCGGATGCCCTCCGATGCGGTCAGGAGGATCTTGCTCGTCAGATCAAAGATTTCTGCAGCGTATGAGAATGTTTCGCCAAGGCTGCCGAAGTTTGCCACGAACTTGTCGAAGATGCCGGCGAAGTATTCAGCACCTTTCAGCAACACGTCAGTGATGGCGTTGGCAATGCCCGTGCCGCCTTCGCCAGTCGTTCCGTTGAACTCCTCGACGAACCTCAAGAACTCATTCGTCACGGCCGTCACCGCCGGGGCAAGATTGCCAATCACCTGCCCGATGATGCCGTTGATGGTGGCGGACACTAGGTCGAACGCATCGTTCATATCAGCCACGTTGTTGACTTGCGTCTCGCTGATGATGACTCCGAGACGCTCGGCCCTGGCCTGAAGCTCCTCGATGCTGGCCGCACCCTCACGAAACAGCGGAGCCAGTGCGGCACCCTGCCTGCCAAAGATGGCAACCGCAGCGGCAGCACGATCCGCAGCCGTTGGCAGTTGCGAGATGGCCGCACCAATCTCTGAGAACTGTTGCTCTGGCGACAATGCCCGAAGGTCAGCGAGCGAAAGGTTGATGCCCTTTAGTGCCTTGTCGAGTGCGTCGCCTGGCGTTGCCTTGCCGATGTTTACGGCCAGCTTTTGCACGGCGGTCCCGAACTGCTCTGTGTCCACGCCGGCCAGTTTGGCCGCAAGCGAGTAGCCCTGTAGTGCCTCGACGCCAATGCCGGTACGTGCAGACAGGTCATTTAGAGAATCGACGCCGGCGTTGACAGTAGCGACAAGCGAACTGACGCGGCCGGCAACGTCACGAAAGACGTTGCCCATCGCCTGAATGCCTCCAACGAATAGGCGGCCAATCTCGATGTTCGCCAGGATGCTTGTGTTGCGGGCGAGTGCCTCAATGCTCTTGTCGGTTTTCTTGGCTGATTCTCCAACGCGGTCAAGGTCCGAGCGTGCCTTCTGAGAAGCACGGTTGTACGTCTCTTGCGAAATGCGGCCCGCCCGCAGCTGCTCGTCTAGTTCGTCGATGGTCCTGCTGTATCTCTCCGTAGGCGAGATGTTCGCCTCTGTGATCTCGGCCGCCCGCTTAAACGCAGCAGACTCTTTCTTGATCTCATCGGTGAGCCGTGCGTACGACTCGGCAAACGCTTCGGCACTGATGTCGCCACGAGCCAGGCTGTCAGACAAGTCAGCCAATGCCCTGTTTGCATTTGCCTGGGCGGTCGCTGCGGCCTGGTTGGTTTTGGTGAACTCATCGAAGACAGACGTGGCTTTGGCTGCCTGCTTGCCGAGATTCTCTAACGCCCTCTCCGCCGGCGTGAGGCTCTTCACGACGCCAGATGCGTCGGCTGAAACCTTCATCGCAAGTGAGAGGATATTGGCCATAACTATTCAAACATCGCCGAGAGCTTCGCCAACTCCCTGGCCATCTCCTCTGTGGTCTGCGGTGGTTTCTCTATCGGTACAAAATCTGACGCCTTCGCCGCTTTTCCTCGCTCGCTGTACGGGGCCAGGATGGCACTCGTGAGCAGTCCCGTCTGTTGCCATGGATCCGGCAGAGCGTGGTAGTAGCGGGTGAAGGCCACCCACTCACTCAACTCCTGCGAGTCCATGCGACGGGACAACTCCCTGACCGTCATGCCTAGGTGCCCGGCGAGGCGAAAGAGAAACCTTCGCATCGGCCGGGCCTTTAGTTTTTTGCTAACTCCTCCACGTCATCCGAGGTCATGTTGTTGTGCTTCATCGCCTTGTCGAACAGCTTCGACACGACGGC